ATATGCGGCAGGAATTTTTGCCGCATTCCACGCTCTTTTAATGTCTTTATATAAAAGCCTTTTTCTCTTAGCTTTTCTTTCCATCACTTCACGCACAAATTTAATACGATACGACCACGGAATATGATGAACATTAATTCCATGCACATACCCATCGTGTACCCCCAATAAAATTATTAAAGGCAACATATCCCACCACGGAAGTTTCTGTTTCCATTTAGGGTTAGGATAAGCAAACAGATACATATTTCCCAACGTCAAACGGCTACCCTTTTTAATTGTTGGTACATCTGTATCATAAAGACGATCTAAAGAATCTCTAACATTAAGAGGTATTTTAGACGTTGCTTTTGTTGTTTTTGATTTTGTTGCCATATATTTAACCAATATCTTTCTCAGTTAAAATTTGAAAGGTCATTCCCTTTTTCTTAGCCCATTTCTCAGCCGCTTCCCATTTTGATTTATTCACCATATATTCTTTAATCTCTTCTTTATAACGGTTTTTGGCTTTAGTGTTATTATTCTTTGGAGGCTTTGGAGGCTGAGTTTTGCTTAGTGGTTTTATTTCAATGATTGCTTCTTTTATCTCACCACTTTTTGTTTTGACCTTAACCCATAAATCTAAAAAGTATCTATGAGGATTATTGTCAATTGGCGACCGATAATTTACAATTTTTTCCTCTGAACTCCATTCGAGAACATTAGGGTTTCTATCGCAATACATAAAATACTTTTTTTCCAGACCACTTCTTGCAATGATATTGTTCGCATCACCCTTATATTTTTTCTTGTTTATAGGCTTGAATTTTGTAGGTTTTATATTTTTATATGTCATAGCTATATTTACTTTCTACAAAGAAACATTTTTTAGACTATAATTAAAACCTTCTTCATCGTAATATCCAATTCTTTCAAAAAAATGTTTTAAAATATAATTCTTTTTCTTTGTTCCACGATTTGTTGTATAGGTTAAATCGTCCACAATATCCCAAATAATTGCCTTTTCTTTATTTTTATGTTTTCTTAAACTTCTTCCAATACTCTGAATGACTTTGATACTTGATTTCACACTTTCAGCAAAAATAATATTGACTAAATTCTTGATATTTACACCTGTGGAAAAAACACCTAAAGACGCTACAATAATCATATCATCAGTTTTCTCAGCATCTTTTCTAATCTGTTCACGCTCATCGGGCTTTGTTGTACCATCCACATAACGAACATCTTTATCGGTTTTTTCCGAAAGAAGATTGAAAATTTGTCTACCGTAGTCAATACTTTTAAACAAGATTAAAGTATTTTGTTTTCTGCTTGCCGCTAATTTTGCAATATATTTGAGCCTATCAGGATTGTCTAAAATAGTTTCTGATTCATATTTATATGATTTTGTAGGACTCTCATCATTTTTCTTTAAAATTTCTTTTTGTTTATAAACATCATGTATCACATCTTTCGGATGTTTTAAAACAATAGGTCTAATCTCAAGTTTTGATAAAATGCCTCTTGAAATTAACTCTTTTGTTTTAGTATATTTTCTAATGGGGCCGAATAAAGCATTAAGCTGTAATTCGTGAATATTTGATTTTTTGAGACTTCCAGTAAAACCAATACAATATTCCGAATTTCGACAATTGCTCACAATCTTGGTCAATTCTTTACCTGTAGCAACATGAACCTCGTCCGTGATAATTACATTGAAATCTTCAAAAAATTCAGTGGGCATTCGCATTAGGCTTTGCCATGTGGATATGGTTATAGGCTTATCCGTATCTTTTTGACCTTTATTATTCCCACCAATTTTATGAACATATTGCGAAAAATCACAAAAATTTTCTGAGTATTCCTGAAAATCATTTGCCATCTGATTGACCAGAGAAATTGTAGGAACGAGAATTAAAACCTTATTATCGTCTTGTTTAGAAATAAATTGAAGTAAATTAACAAAAAGATAAAAGATAAATGATTTACCAGAACCTGTAGAAGAAACTCCCACCAATTTTTTATGATGGATCATCTCTTGAACGGCTTTTAATTGATAATCCCTCTTATCGTAATCTTCTGGAATCTTTAGGACTTTATCGCAGAATTTTTCAATAAATTGAGAGGAAAGTTTTGGGCCTTTCTCTTTTAGAGAATCATCGACCTCAAAATCAACATCTGTATCTTTAAAATATTTGATCAGTAATGGTGTTAGACCAATAGGAACACAATTTGTTTTTCTATTAAATAAACGAATCTTACCATCCCATCCACCATATTTATAGGATGGTTTAAATTGATAATTATCATCCATATATGAAAATTCATCAGATAATTCCATTGACATAGAATAATCGCATCCAACAACTTTAGTATAAGATTCGTTTTGCTTTTTTAATTTAATCATGAACCTACTTTAAACCTTTCCCAATCAATGATATTTTTAATAGTGAATGACAACTTTCCAATTTCTCGAATTGCTTTTTCTATAACATTCACGTTGTTTTTTAATTTATTTACTGAATACAACATCTTAGCATAATCATCATCTGTTTCTATATGCCACGGAATATGTTTATCTTCCACAACATAATCGTAATCATTTTTATAATAGTACCACATTTTTCTATATTTCTTCTTGAGTTGAATTTCTCTTTTTGACAATTCGTTTGATTCTTGATATAAGTATCTCAAATATTTTGAATGAAGGTTTGGAATTTTATACATCATTTCATCAAGTTTATCTCGATCAAACTCCAAATCCTTTTCAATCTCGTCCATAAGTTTTTCAACATCAATCATATTAACTAAAACTCCTATCAAGATTTTCAATCATTATAACACAAAATTACAAAATTCACACAGTTAAATCTAATTCCATATTATTCACAACAAAAGAAACTGAAAAAGTCGGAACCTGAATATCACTATTTGTAACATTATAATCAATGTCACTTAGGTTAATCGGAAACACATCTTCTAATTTAATACCAAAAATGGGATTAAATTTGTTATTAAGAATATCCATCGAAACATCTGTTACCTTAATTTCTGAGTCTAATTGTTGACTATTTTTGTTAGTCAAAATCCATTTCAAGATGGTTATGTAATTTGCATAATCTTCTTCCAAACTGAAATTTACAGTGAGTTGATTGAACTCGATTGTGTCACCGGGAAGAAAAAGAGGTTTTATTGGTGTTTGATGAATAATTGTACCCAAATTAATACCGGGAAGGTTAGAATTAATAATACTCCTATGCAAATCCTTGAATTCATCTTTAGCAAAATTTAGTTTAAATCTGTTTTCTAGGGCGTAATCAGTCATGTTTGTTCTCCTAACATTATTAGAATTTAATTAAAGAAAAATAATTATTTTTTTTGGGTCGATTTGTCCGAAAATGTGATATAATAAAATAAAAAAACATTATAAATAATATTTTTTCAAAGAATTTATAAATTCTTTGTTATTATATCTTCATGTGCCTAGCTTGTTTGGAGTGTATTTTTTTAAAAAAAAATGATGGAAGAAAATTACGCTCAACGCAGTTGAGCGTTCATCTTAAAGCTACAACGTAGCTTTAAGATGATATTATTATATTATATTATTATATATTACAGTTGTTAATTTTGTCAATATAGAGAAAAATACCATATCAATTATAAAATAACATATAATGTATAAAACTAATCTTACCTAAAAAGTAGTTCATTTCTTATTGATTACCACTTAACAATCTGTAACACCATCATTATTACACTATAATTATTTACTATTTGTTGCCCCTGCGGGGCAATGTTTCCTGCGGAAACAGTTTATCCTTTTATATTAATTTATATGTTATAATGTTTATAAAATGAAAAGGAGATTCATATTCAATGGAAGAAAATAATTTACCTAAAGAAAAAGTTAAATACGTTTCTAACAAAGAGTTAAAAAAACAATTGATTTTATTTAAACGAACTGGTATTATGACTGATAAACTTCATTTAATTTTATTTGAAATGTGTAAGAGAATTATTTCTAAAAACAATTGGAATCGTTATACATGGAAAGAAGATATGGTTTCAGATGCTTATTTGAAGTGTCTCGAAATAGCAAAACGGTTTGACACAACTAGAGATAATCCTTTTTCGTATTTTACAACTGTTATTCATAATTTCTATAAGGATTATATTAAGTATGAGAAAAAACAGAAAAAGATAAAAAACAATACGAAACTTCAGTATGATTCCGAAATGTATTTCAAGTATGGTATATTACCGACAAAGAACGAAATAGAATTCGGAAATGGAGAAGAAGGCAATGACTCATGATTATTTTGATGTAGAAAAATATATCGAACAACATATTAGTAATTTAATTGAAGAAATGTTTTATGGTAATACCTTAGATATGGAATCAGAATTTAATTCAACTGCATGTGATATGAATACATTTATTAAATTAAATAACGAATTTAAACAACAACAGAAAATGAAGATGTATATTATTGAAAATCATTATTTAACAATTGAAAAACAATATCATTTCCCTAAAACCAAGAAGAAACGAATCCTAAAAAAATTTGCGAAGAAGTATTTTGACATTATTCCTGATCCTAATTTTTATATTTTCGATAATAAAGTTATTTGTCATCCTGCTTACAAACAACAAATAAAAAATCAGTTAGGAGAAAAATATGATTTTAGTTGGTGATATACATTTAGGCGAAAACGAATATTTCCCTGAATTTATTGATTATCAGACAAAAGAACTGGAACGAGTCGTAAATTACGCGATTGAAAATGAATCGGAAACAATTTGGTTTGCTGGTGATATTTTCGATAATCGACAATCAATTAATTTCAAAACTTTCAAAAGAGCCAGAACAATTTTTGAAAAACTCAAAGATACCAATATTAAAGTTATTATAAGTGTTGGAAATCATGACGTTTTTCATAAAAATTCTAACGATATTGCCTCACCTGAATTGATTTTTGGTGAATTCAAGAATTTCGTTATCATAAAAAATGTTCCTCAACAGATAATTGTAGAAGATACCAAGTGTCTTTTCATCCCTTGGATTAATAAAGAGAATCACGATGAATCGCTTAAAATCATTAAGGAATCAGATGCAAAATATGCCTTTGGTCATTTGGAAATAAACGGTTTTGAATTGGTAAAAGGAATGGTCTGTAAAGAGGGTTTTAGTCAATCTCTTTTCAAAAAATTCGATGCTGTGTTCTCAGGTCATTTTCATCTGAAAAATCTCAAAGATAAAATCAAGTATATTGGAAGTCTGATCCAAATTAACTGGAATGATTTTGGTGATAGAAAATCCTTTTATGATTTTGATCTGAAAAATGAAGAAATAACTGAAATACCAAATGAAAGAGAAATTTACAAAAAGATTATAATTGATGAGAATTTTGACCATCCACCTATTTCAGATTATCAGGATTGTTTCGTAAAGGTTTTTATTAACTGCGATACTGAATCCAAAACAGATAAATGGGTTGCAAAGTTACTTGAAAATGTGATAAGTTACGAAATTATTAATAATTCGATCATATTAGACGATATTAAAAATCTTCAGGTTGAAAACGAAGATTTTATTGAAATTTTAAAGGGTTTCATGGAAGAACAAGAAAATATGCTGGATGAGGATAAGGAAATGGTTGTTGAAATGTTGACAGACGTATATAACAGAATCAAAAAGGGTATGGCCGTATGAGTATAGTTACAGAAAAAACAAAATTATATTGTCCGGTAAACTCAAATAATCGTTGTGTAGGTCATTTATGTTCTGTTTGGCGTTGGAAAGAACCTCATTATGAAACATACACGTTGTCATATAATGAAAATTTTTTTGATGTAATATTGTCGTTTTTGTTGATTTTTACGTTTAATCGAAAATGGAAATATCTTCATAAAAATAAAGTGTGGAAGCGATTAGAGAAAAAATTTAGAAAAGATTTTGAGTCGTATAAGAATGATGGGTGGATAATGTCAGATAAATATGTTAATGCTTTTGAAGGTTATTGTTTCGTCATTAGAAAAGAAACATCTATAGCTAAAAGAAAAGCAATTTGTGGTCTAGGAGGCGATATTGAATTTACATAAAATTACATTCAAAAATATTTTAAGTTATGGTAACAGTCCAATTGAGATTGAGTTGGACAACAATCTTCTTAATCTTATTTATGGAACCAATGGCAACGGCAAAAGTACCCTCTTAGAGTCCGTATTTTACGTTCTAACGGGAAAAACTTATCGAGATATAAAACTGTCCCAATTGATTAATACGACCAATAAGAAAAACCTTTTAGTGACTCTTGAGGCATCTAATAAGGGTAAGCGTGTTGTGGTTTCAAGAGGGATGAAGCCTAAAATTTTTGAAATTGAGGTAGACGGAAATAAAATTGATGAAGATTCTAAATCAACAGATTTTCAGGCTGAACTTGAACGTCTACTAGGTTTCAATTCTCTATCACTTAAACAAAATATCTGCCTTAATGCTGATTTTTATAAGCCCTTCATTAAAATGTCTGCACAAGAAAAAAGAACCTATATTGAAGATATTCTAAATATTCAAGTATTTTCAGAAATGAATAAACTTATCAAGCAAGATTTGAGTGTTCATAAAGAAAATATGCGTGATACTGAAGCTGATTATAAGCGTATTCAATCAAATCTTGAAATTATCCACGAAATGAATAAAAAGATTCTCGCTCAACAAACCAAAAGTGTTGACGAGATTAAAAAACAGCTTAGTGGGAGAATTGAAGAATATGATGCACTAATTTTAAATTATGATGAGTCGTATGTTGAAAAAAATTCTGCGATCGATGAAAAGAAAAAAGAAATTGCAGAGCTTGATTCTGAAATCGAAGATTTAAAGAGTGAGTTGGAAAAGATTAAAGAAAATAACAATTCTGATAAAATTAAATCATACATTGAAGAGTTGAAAAATAAGAAATCAAAATGTAAAGAAAAGTATGCTGGTATATCCAAAGCCAACAGTGCATTAGGTAAAATTTCTGCTCTAAAAGACACAAAACAGACTTTCATTGCCTTTTTAAAAGAAAATGATAGTTGCCCTACCTGTAAACAAGAAATCACCTTAGAACACAAAAATTCGATGAGCGAAAGTATTCAGAACGAGTTTGATCAGCTTAACAAGAAAAAGGATGAAATAAAGGAAAAAATCAGGAAGTATGAAACGCTTTCTGAAAAGATAGAAAAGATTGACATAAAGATTCAGGAATTGAATGAAAAATATAACAAATATCTTTATAAAATCAGGGAAAAAGAAACAGAATTAAACAACAAAATTTCAAAGACTAGAGATATTGAAAAAAGTATTGATTATTTGGATAGAAATAAGAAAAATATTTTAAATGATATTGACAATATAAAGATAAAAATTAAACAAACTATAGAAGAAATTAACAATGTAAAAGAACCTGAAAAAAAGGAATTGCGTGATGATTCAGAGTTGATTAAAGAATTATCAGATATTAAACTTCAATATAAGGATATGGAAAAGAAAAAAAGAATTTTTGATATTTCGGTAAATCTTTTATCTGATAAAGGTATTAAATCCTATATCGTCAGGAAATATATTCCAATTCTTAATACCTATGTAAATAAATATCTCGAAATCCTACAAGCCCCGTATCGTATGAAGTTTAATGAATTGTTGGAAGAAACAATTGTTTTAAAGGGATATGAAACATTAAGCTATGGGTCATTCTCAAAAGGCGAGCGTAGCCGTTGTGATTTGGCATTGATGTTTGCTTTTCTTGAGTTGTCTAAAAAGAAAAATAGTGTAAATACAAATATCCTTTTTCTTGATGAAATTCTTGATACTATTGGTCTTGATAAGCAAGGAATTGTTGGATTTATTTCTATTCTTAAATCATTTAAAGAAAATGGATATACAATTTTCTGCATATCTCATAAAGAAGAGGTAAAAAATTATTTTGATCGTCATTATGAGGTAAAAAAGAAAAAATTTAGTTTATTGGAGCAAGTATGATTGGATTTGTCGGCATTGATTTAAGTCTAAGGTCAACGGGTTTGGTTTGTATTGACGAGAAAGGCGATTTAGCTGATTACAATTTGGTTCATTCAACACCGGAACAATTAAACGATGAAGAGTTGCTTATTTCAAATATCACTAAAATTATAACATTTGTGGAAAAACAGTATGTAAAATTTGATGAATTGAGAGTTGCAATTGAGGGGTTATCTTTTGCGGGTCGGAGTGGCGAGAAAGACAAAATTGATGGTCATTTTTGGTTTTTGAAAGTATCTCTTAAAATATTTTTCCCTGATGTGCTGGTAGGTATTATTCCTGTTAATTCGTGGAGGTCAAGGGTTTTAACTCGACAAGACAGCGATAAATATAAAAAGAGATATGGGAAATTGGGGGTCAAAATTGGTTGTACGCACAAACTCCCTGATTATGTGAGAAATCATTTTCAGGATTATATTAGGAAATATAAGCTGGATCAAGAAAAGAAAAAAGGCAAATGGAAAAATAAACCAAAAGACAAAAATCCTCTTTTTGATTTAACAGATGCTTTTTTCATTGCTGAATATCGCAGAAAATTAATAGAAAATTAATAAATCTAAACTGAAAGAAAAGTATTGACATTATGTTTTTGTTATGTAAAAATGTAGTTGTTTTCAGGGATATAAAGGAGATTTGATTATGGAAACAGGAAATATCGTCATTGTTGTTGCTTTGTGTGTTTTCATGGTTTATCTTGTTAGAAACATTAGAAATTCATAGAAAGGGGTTTACTGGAATGTATGCTACAAAAACATGATTTGTCAGAACATGAAATAGGAGGTTTGTTTCACTATATAATTGACGATTTATTGAAAGTGGAAATCAATCTCGATGAGGCGTTAGAAAAGATAAGTCTGTATTATGATGTTGAAATCGAATACATCATGGAAAAATTAAAAATTTATGGGTCGGATTATGCTAATTCTAATCCTGTATATGGTTATATAAACGGCAAAAAAGTAAAGAAAAATACAGTGTTCAAAGATTGTCGAAGATTGTTTTATACAAAATTAAAAAGATTGACACAACTTGAAGATATTTGTGAATTGTCTTACCAAGATTTGAGAGATTCACTTGAAAATGCTTTTAAATTGGTTGAAAAGAAAAGAATGTTTATTATTTAAGGAGAAATGAATGGAAGATAATGGAACACGACAAACATTTTCTACGGGTGCGGTTAGGGAAGATACACAAAGTAAAAACATGCTGGAATTAATATCCCCTTTTGCAGAATGGCGTTTAGGTCAATGGTGTACCGATGGGGCCAAAAAATATGGGGATCGTAATTGGGAAAAAGGACTTCCAATGAGCAAAACCCTCGGAAGTCTAAAACGTCACGTTAATAAATTTCAACAAGGAGATAGAAGCGAAGATCATCTTGCGGCAATTATGTGGAATTCTATGGCTCTTATCCATACTGAAATGATGATTGAACGTGGTGTATTACCCGATGAATTGAACGATTTGCCGAATTACGAAAAAAATAAAACTTATAAAACTTATGAAGAATTGGAAAATATTTATTTTAAAGAAGAAATTAAGGGGATTGAATAATGACTGAGACATTGCCACACGAAATTAAAATTAAATATTTTGATGATGAAATGCCTATTCTTAATAGGAATGAAAAAACACAAGATTGGATTGATTTACGTTCTTGTGAAAATGTTGAATTAATTCCCGGCAAATTTTATTTAATTCCTTTGGGTGTTGCTATGCAATTGCCTACTGGTTATGAGGCTCATGTTGCCCCTAGAAGCAGTACGTTCAAGAAATATGGTATTGTTCAGGTTAATTCCGTTGGCGTTATTGATGAGTCGTATTGTGGGGATGATGACCAATGGTTTATGCCTGTTTATGCAACTCGATACGGTAATATTGAAAAATATGATCGTATTTGTCAATTCCGAATTATGCAAAAAATGAAGCCTGTTAGGTTTGATGTTGTTGAAAAATTGGATAATGAAGATCGTGGTGGACACGGTTCAACGGGAGTTAAGTAATATATGTCAAAATTATTTTCAAAGATTAAAAAAATTTCAGGTAACGAAAATGCTTTTACTTTAGGTGATGAAAATCCGTATGAGGTTTCAGAATGGGTTAACACTAATTCTTTTGCCTTAAATGCAGTTCTTTCAGATGGTGATATTTTTAAGGGTTTACCTAAAGGTAAACGAGTGATGATTAGTGGTGAACCAAGTACCGCAAAATCACTATTCACCATTTTCCTAATCAAGAATTATTTAGATAAAGTTGATGATTCATATGTCATTTTCTTTGAAACTGAGGGCAGTTCTACGGTAAAAACTGCAAAAGAAATTGGTATTTCAGAAGATAGAATGATTATTTTACCTGTTAATACGATTGAAGAGTGTCGTACTCAATATGTACGAATTCTGGATGAAATCATTGAACACAATAAGAAAAATCCAGATGCACAAGAACACCCTATTATGTGTTTGGATTCGATAGGAATGTTGTCTACTAATAAAGAAATGGGCGATATTGCAGACGGCAAAGATACCCGCGATATGACACGTTCACAATTACTTCGCGGATTTGCAAGGGCGGTTACTCTTAAAATTGCTCTAGCGCAAACACCGTCAATTTTCGTCAACCATACTTACCAAACAATGTCACAATATGAGAGTGATAAAGTTTCTGGTGGTGGTGGTCCGTCTTATATGGTCGATATTTCCCTTATTCTAAAGAAATCAAAAGAAAAAGATTCTAGTAAAAAACAAGTTGGCGTAAAAATTAAAACAATTGTTGAAAAATCTCGTTATATGCAGGAACAAAAATCGGTAGAAGTGATTCTTCATTTTAAAAAGGGTCTTTATCCCTATTCATCATTGTTCGATCTAACAAAAACCCTTGAAATTTTTCCTAGAGAGGGAAATTCGTTTATCATGCCGGATGGGGAAAAGGTTGCAATGAAA